GATTAGGATGCTTGCTGATCGTCATCCTGAACACATATTGCATGGTCAGATGGTCAGCATCGCCCTCCAGATTCCGTGGAGGCATCTGAGCATGAGACAGCAGATTCCCCTTCGCATCGAGCGCCGACCGACTGTTGTAGGTGCCGTGCCGCTGGATCAGACCGGCATTCGGCTCATGAAACGTATTGATCGCATCGCGTCCGTAGGCGATCGAGCATCCGGCCATGCGAGCAAGGTCCGGCTCATAGCTGCCACCCACCCAGTTTCGCGCCGAAATAGTGTCGCCATTCGTCAACGTGACGCTGGTAATGCGGCCCGTCGCTGTTTTGGTGGCGCTCTCGATCGAGACGTTGCGCAAGATCGTGATGTTGGGATGATTGATCATCTCCGCCATCGCCTGTCGCGCTTGCCCCGGTGTGCAATTGACCCAATTGCGACCCAGAAACGTCGGCACGTCCCAGTCATAATAATTGGGATCAGCAGCGATATTGTCCTGCCAGTTGGGATTTTCGGCCACCCACAGCTGGCAGATGCGCTGCTGGAACGTCTTGGTCCAGCCGATCGGCGTGGCCAGCACATAGTCCATCGCGCCGCCAAGCCCACCTGTCCAAAGCCCGCCGAGCGACGGAGACCAATCGAACACGATAACGGATAGCCCGCGATCCGCGCACTGGCGGGCGCCGGTCAATGCGCCGATCGTGCCACCGTAGATGCCAATGTCGGCAGAATAAGCGGTCATGCGCTGAACCCCGCTGCGGCTGTGAAGAAGGCGTTGAAGGCGTCGTAGATCGCATCACGCTCAGCGACGGTCAGCGCTGAACCGAACCCTGCCATTTTGAGGCCACCCTGATAGTAGCTTGCGCTGGCGGGATAGGGCTGGGTGCCGCTCGCGGCGCTGTTGCTGCCGCCGATGATCATCGAACGCGTGATATTCTCGGTCTGCGGCCGCGTGACGTTGACGAATGCATCCTTGTTCCGGGATGCCAGGAAACCGGCAGCGCTGGTCCGACAGACGGTGAACATCCCACCGGCATTACCGGCGACCGGATCGACCGTCAGGCTCGAACTGCGAACGCCAAAGGTCGTAGCGGTGCGGTTCGGGGTGAGCCATGCGACGCCGTTGCCAAGTGCGGTCCGCGATGTCCCTTGGGTGGCTGTGTCCGCCGACCATGCGAGCATGCTGTGATCCAGCGTCTGGAACGGCCTGCCGTTTTCGACCGCCAGGCGCGGGTTGAGCCAGTCATCAATCGCGTCAAAAGTCAGGTGCGACCAATCGACTGTGGACCGGTCAGGGTGACGGCGCCGACACTGGCAACCAGCGCCACGAACTCATCGGCCGCGGCGCCGGCATTGACGTTGTATGGGGTCCGCGTCGTGAAATCTGCGGTCACGATCACCGGCGCTGGCGACCAGACATTGATGCGGCCCTTGGGCATCCCCGTCTTCGAAAGTACGCTCAAGGGATCGACCGGATAACTCCCCGCCAGATGCTCGCCCGCCGCGATCGACCCGAACGATACCCAGATGCGGTCGCTCTCGGACAGGTTGGCAATATCGACACCAATTAAACCGTCGTCTGGCGCGATCAGAGATTCTGAAACGCCGCCGGTCGTGGATTTCGAAGCGGGGTAGCTGTACATCGGCGGAGCCATAAAAGCCTCGATCCATGCTTGAAGGTTATCGGAGGTGACGCGGCGCAGTGCGCCGGCCGCGTTGATGAGGATGAAGCTGTCGTCTCCCGCAGGCCCATCCTGTGCAGGCGCTGCGGCCATTTCAGCGGCAACTGATGGAATGACCGGCTCAAAGTCGCTGATATAGTGAAGATCGACCGCGCCGGTCGTTTGAGATCCGCCGTTGATGTAGGGCCGCACATAGCGCGTACCCGCCGCGAACTTATAGGCTGCGTCAGTGGTGGTATCGCCCAATTCCAGCGTAACGATGGATGCGGGATCGGCAGCGGCCATTGTCACGCTGGTGAGGCTGATTTGCGAAATGAACGTGCCATCCCCCGCGAAGCAGGCGACCCGCAGGAGGGTGGTATTGCTCGACGGGTCATTGACCCCGCGCGACAGGTCGAAGGTGAGTGTGTATTTTTCGCCCGGCTCCACGATCGACACCGCGCGCGGGCCGACGCTGTTGCCACCCGCCACGCGTACCGACTTGCCCTTTGCGGTGGACGCGAGCGACGTGATTGCATCGTTAGGCGCCGCCGCCGCCGCGATGACCGCGACCTGACGTGTCCAGCCTGCCAGATCCAGCGCGGTCGCGACGCGGTGCGTCTGCTCAATCGCCGTCAGACGTTGCTCATGGATCGGCAGACCCGCCTGCACCGCATCAAGCTGCGCCTGCTGACCAGCGGTCAGGCCCGGCCCTCGCATCCCGCGAGCGCGCAGGCGATAGACATTATGCATGCGTGACCCCTTTGTTCAGAAACACATAGCCGCCCATCGGGATGTCGATCCGGCCATCCGAATAGGTGATGGTCGCGTCCCAGCTGTACCGGTCCGCCTCGCCTGCCTCAGGCTGGTTCAACCCGGTCGGCAAACTGGCCAGCGTCGCCTGAACCACAGCCGGGGCCAGCCGTAGGATACGGTCGCCCGTTCTGGCCGCACCGGCAGCGATATCCTCGTCAGTCGCTGCGAAATCGCTGAAAGGCACGTTGGTGATATCGACCAGCGGCAGGCCGTCGGCACCCTCATAAAGCCGCCACTGCATGCGGATCGTTGCGCCGTCGAGCGGCAGATCGCCGCCGGAATAGGCATAGTCTATCGTCGGCCGCCACGTCTCATTGCGTGACGCCTCCAGATCGAGGCGATCCATAGCTTCTCCGTTCAGGAAATGGCAGTGATGATCCCGCCGACGGTCGTGATCGTGATCCCGCCGACTGTGTGGGGGCCGTCCGCGATCGGGGTGGCGACGGCTATGGCGTCGAGATTGTCGGACTGGGGCTGCGCACCGATGGCATCGCGCCAGTCAGCCGCGTTTGCGTTTCCCACTACCGACAGAGTGAAGCTGCTCGGGATGGCTCCGCCAGCATAGGCTGTGAGAACGGCGGGAAGGTTGAGGGCAGAATAGGGTAGGTCGATCCACGGCGTTGAACCATCGCCATATTTCACCAGAATAGTGTCGGTTTCCAGTGCAGGCTCACCCGGCCCGAGCGTTGGATTGACGTTGGTCCAGTTGGCAGCGGTATCGCGCCGAAGCTGAAAGCGGACGGTCGCCATTACGCCTCCGTCGTGGCGTCGCCGCCGTCGAGAACGATATCGTCCGTGTCATCGATAGGGTCAGCGGTGTCTAGAACCCCAACATCATCCGGTTCCAGATAGCTTTCTGGATCGAATTCGAACAATTCCGACCCATGCTCTTCCAGCTGGAGATTGACCGAGAAGTCCTGATTGAGGCCCCAGCTCGTGACCTGAAAAGCATAGTTGCTCAGGCCGTATTTCATGGTGGCAATCTGCACCGTGTCGAGCGTGGAGATCGCCAGCCCCATAATGTTCATGGGCCAGGTTACGCGCCGTTCAGCCTGGGCCTTGCGGAGATAATATTCGAGGATGCGCTGTCCACGATAATGCGACGTGATATGCGGAAGGTCATAGCTAGACTGCGTCACGTCCGCCGACACAATGGCCCGCGTCGGCACGTCGGTCGCTTGGTACATGTCAGGCTCAATGTAAGTGCCGGTGACCTCGGTAGCCACCTCATCGGCACTGAGCATCGCTGGCACGGTGAAGGCCCCGGATAGATCAGCCTCAAGTAGTGTGTTTGACGGGGGCACATAATAGCCCGGCCGCATCAACATCTTGCCGCCGCTATAGGTGAATGTTCCGGCGCAACACGTCACGAATGTATCACGCACCTCGCTGGGGGCCGCTCCGGTCTGGATATAGCTGTCGAATTCGTAGCGCTTTTCAGTGCCTGCGGGCGTCACCAGTTCTTCATCACAGACATTGGCCTGCGCGGCGACCCAATCCCCATCGATCTCATCCTCGTAGCAGCCAAAGCCGCCAACCTCGCGCGCCATCGCCATCCAATCATAGAAGACAAGAGCGGCATTGCGAGTGTATCCGGTTTCGTCAGTGCGGGGGTCGGCAATGTCATCCTTGCCTTCCACTTCGACGGTGATGTTCGGCATCCCGGCGGACACAACATCCTTGCTCATGCGGAATTTCGCATAGATCAGGGCAACCTCGCGGCCGCGATGGTTGACTGTCCATTTTCCTCCAGTCTCCGCGACAAAGACGGGATTGGCTATTTGGTCTTCAGTACCTCGATAGAACCACAGCCAGGCATTGCCCGCATATTTGCCGCTAGTTACAAGGCCCGCTGAATTGACGGTCACCTCTTCATCGCCAAGAAACCAGCGGATCGCCCCCTTGCACCGATGGCCCGCCGCGGCGATCACGAAATAGCGGTAGGATTTGCCAACAGGATGGAAGAAAATCAGAAGGCCGCCGACCCGACGCTTTCCGTAGATTATCCAGCTATTGGCGATAGATTGCCGCGATATGGACGGCGTCGCCGAAGTTGAAGGCTTGCCCGCAAGTAGCGCAAAACCGATTGATGCTGCCACGCTCAGGCCGGTAGCCACTACCGCTGTAGCCGCCGCCGTGGCCAGAGCTGTCGCTGTCGTGGTCCCTATCGCCGACAGAAGCTGCGGCGCCAGGATTGGCGCGAAATAGGATATGGCGGCGGCCACGGCGATAACCGCGACCGCCTTGACGACTTTGCCCAAATGATAATCCTATCAGATGATCGGCCGCACCGGCCAAGCTCCATCTATGGCAGCCATCCCGACCATTTCACGGCCGAAGAACTCAGCTTGATCGCCGCGGCAAATGCCGATCGCCCAACCGCGCCTGACGATGTCGCCGCGCATAGCCTGCCTGTGGGGGATCGGCTCGCCATGCACAGCGCAAATGACATCGTGCATGGTTCGAACGCCAAGGCGCCGCATCATGTCAGCCCAGTCGCGCGAACTGCGCGGGGATGGGCCGACAATATCGCAAATATCATATCCGGTTGATGCCAGCACATGCGCGCGCCAACGATCACCGCAATGATCATGCCAGCCAGGATCGGTCAAAGAACTGGGTCCTGCTTCGACTTGGCCCACAATATGGGCACCTCAACCATGCGTGTCACATATTCGAATACACGGTCGCCCGGGTGGCGGCGCTGCTGCCACCAATCGGTGAACCGCTTGATTGCGGGCCGCCGCTGATCGCGCATTCGGCTTTCGCCACCAGCCGTGACGGTGATTGTCTCGCCGCCGTCGACAATCTCGTAGCTGTCGAGCCGCCCCTTCCAGATATTCTTGAAGCCGATTACATTCTTGTATCCGCCATCGAGCGCCCCGACGAATAGTTCATAGGTACAGCCTCGCACCGCCTGATCGGCAATATCGTCGCGAAATTCAGAAGGAACCTGATAGAGAGTGGCGGTCACGCCGACCGACGAACCATCAGTGCCTTCGCCAATCGTATTGATCTGTCCGAGGCCGCCTATTGCTGACCAATCATGGCCGCCATAAGTGATGGTCGCATTACCCGTGACAGCATAAACCGGATCGGGCAGATCGATATGGACGCCAATGAACGGTCGCAGCTCGGGCTTTTCGATTTCCGATTGAAGCGATGGATCTAGATCGCGCAGGCCGCTCATGGCAGTTCCTCGGCAAATTCAAGTACATATTCGATGGGCTGGCCAACTTCGCCTTCGTTCTGCCCTGCATCAGAATCAGTGAGCCTAAAAAGAGCTGTAACCGCTTCGATCTCAAGCTCGGCATCCTGCGCGATCGCGGCACTGAGCGGCGGCTTAAAGACCAGGTTGATCTTTCCATCTGCGCCGCCGACCGACATCATGCTCCCTTTTTTCGGAGATACAGCGGTGATGATGTGTGGGCGACCGTCTCCGCCTATATAGTCTCCTATAGATGGGCCAATTTCACCTTCGCCCCGATGGATGGTTATTTCATGGTCACCCGCTTCCGCCGCGTCCATGGTGATCGCTGGGCTGTGGCTGGTGAGGTAGCTTTGTGGTCGCGGGCGGCGAAAATCATGGAACCTGACAAGGTTTAGGCCGCCCTCCAATTCGGCAATGAATGCATCAAGCCGCGCTGCGGAGAACCGAGCATCATCGGCGCTCGGACCATAGCGGCACTCGCCACTGCCCACATCATCGTAGCCATGACCAGCCCGGAAGGTCAGGCGTGCGACCCAGCGCGGCGCTGACAAGCCATAGGTTTTGCGCGTCCGGGTCAACGGACTCTCCGGCCCGCCGACATGCGGCTGGAGGTAGAACATCACCTTGTATGGCGAGAGGCCTTCGGGCCATGGAATCTCATCAGCCACGGCGCCGGTTTGCCTCCGCTACCCCATTGATCGCCGCTACGCGGGCGGCGTCGGCAACTCGGTAAAGTTCTGTCCGGGTTGCTATGTCGACGCTGCCGCTGAACTGAATCGTCTGGCTTATGGTTGTTCCACCAACCGGCCCGCCATCTTCCCCCTGATGGCGGACGGCGAACTCTTCGTTGCTCGACATGCGGAAAGACACAAGATTTTTGTCGATGCCGCCCATGCCCCCGACCGGCTTCATCCATCCGTTCGTGCCTTTAGCAAATCCGGGATAATCGCTGTAGTCTGGGATGCTTGCCGATGGATTGTTGGACACGGATTTCCCGCCACCAAGGATTGCTCCGATACCGCTCAGGATGGAACCGAATAGCCCGCCGCCGCCACTGCTGCCCAATACCCCTGCGCCTTGCGCGAAGGCGCTGCGAAACAGCGAGAACAGGAAGTCACTGATGCTGTTCATCGCATCCTGCATCGACCGCGCGAACATGTCCTTCCAGAAGGACTTGGCAAAGCCCTTGAGATCGCCATCCAGTGCAGCGCGCAAGGCGCCGTTGAAGACTGTGCGCCATTCGCCCTGCTGGCGGGCAAGCTCCATCTGACTGTCTTCGGCCTCTGCTTGTGCGCGGGCAGCGCCCTCTGAAAGTCCTTGCGCCTTTAACTGCTCAATACGGCGCTCGATATCATAGCGGCGCTGTGCTTGGCGGATCGCTTCGTCACTGTCGCCGCGCGCCTTCATCAGGTCGATCTGGCGCTGCGCTTCATCCTGCGCGAGCCATTTAGCGCGGCCCGCGGCCCGGGCGGCATCGACCCTCGCCTGCTGCTCCATCGCCATGGTCGTGGCCTGCTCGAGACGCAGCTTTTGGTCAGTAATGTCGACAAGCTGCTGTTCGAAGAACAGGATGCGGTCTTTAATCTCTTGCTCGCGCTCAAGCTGGATGACGCGTTCGTCGTCTCCGGACAGGCGCGCCATATCCAGTTCAACACTGGCTTTCTGATCATCGATTTCGCGCTGGGCAGCGGCACGGCGCGCCGCAGAGATAGCAGCCAGGTCGCTTTCGGCCGCCTTTTTTGCCTCCAGGGTGGACAGCCCCGCATCCTCATAGTCCTTGATCTGGCGCTTGAGGTCGATCTGATCCTGCAGACGCTGGACCGCGCCGCTATCGCCGCGCATCTGGGCAGCGGTCATTTCGGCCTGAAGGCGAAGTTCCTCGCGGCGATCGGCAAGCTCTTCCTTGGTCGGCCCCGATTTGCCCCGGCCGCGCCCGCCGCCCGATCCATTGTCATTCGCGGCGGCGGTCGGCGTCACCGCAACCGGCTTGACCGCAGGCGATGCAAGCACCTGCTTATGGGCGGCGATCAGATCCTGCTCTTGCTGGTAGACTTGGCGCCAGTCCGACCGGGCCGCATCCATGGCGCGATCCTGTTCCGACCGGCCGCTATTGTCGCCGCCGCGCCCGCCGCGACGCGTCGAGAGGGAGACGCGCTCGTTATACTGTACCGCGCGGCGCTCGCGCGAGCCTGGAACCGTTTCATAGCGGGTGCGGGTTTCGGTCCGGTACCCGGCGCGGGCATCGCGCGCGGTCTGGATGATGGCCGCCTTGCGCACTGCCAGTTCTGCCTGCGCATGGCGGAACGCCTCGTCAGCCGCGCGCTTATGGGCGTCGGCCAGGCCGTTGACGCCCGAGGCGATGCCGGCCGAATTGTCCTTCGCCATGATGGCCTGATATTCAGCCTGAAATTTGTTCGCGGCGCTTTGCGAATTGGCAAGGCCGTCCGCCCGGGTCGCCGCCTCCGCCGTTGCCTTGCTCATACCATAAAGCGCCAGCGCAATGCCGCCGATCACTGCAGCCCAGGGCATGAGGAACGTCATCGCTGCGCGCAGGGTCGTGAACCCGACGGCTGCCCCAGCCGCAGCGGTCCCGCTCGCGGCGGTAGCAGCGGCAGCGGCACCGGCTGCGGGAACGAACCGACCTACCAGCAGCACAGCGAGACCGGTCCACATCTGGATGGCCTTGCCGGTGATGACGACGAGCGGGCCAACGGCGGCGGTTAGGCCCAGAATGGTGCCGATGACAAGCTGCACCGGCTGCGGCAGCGAGGTGAAGGCGACGATCGTCGACGCGACCAGCGTCAGCACCTTCGTGATTGCGCCCAGGATGCCGCTGTCGCCCATGGCGATCGCCGCCGCCTCGAAGGCTTTCTTGACCTGCGTCACCGCGCCAGCCCAGCCTTTCATCCGGGCTTCCATTTGCGTCTGCGCCGAAGCTTTGTCGATCTCTGCACGCACCTTGGCGATGCCATCGGCGCCTTGGTTCATGAGGCCGATCGCGGTGCGCATGGCGTCGGTGCCGAAAATGTCGGACAGGACTTCGCTCTTCACCTGGTCGTTCAGGCCGCCCAGCCTGTCCTGAAGGTTCTGAGCGATATCGCCGAGCGACTTCATGTTGCCTTGGGCATCATAGAAGGACAGGCCATAGGCCTCGATCGCCTCCTTCGCCTGCTTGGAGTTGCCGGGCAGGGAGGTGAGGAACGTCTTGAAGCTGGTGCCCGCGTCAGATCCCGAGGCGAACAGGGACGAGGTCGCAGCCAGCGCGACGTTCATGTCTTCGAACTGAACGCCAATCCCGCCAGCGACGCCACCGGCCTGGCCGATCGCGAGCCGATAGTCGTCGAAGCCCATCTTGCTGACCAGCATGGCGCCGGTCATCTTGTTGACGATGCTGTCGGCGTCGCTGACCTGCCGGCCAAACTGCTGGATGATATCGGTCACCGCGTCGGCTGCCGGCGCGAACTCGGCGCCGTTCGCTGCGGCCAGGCGCAGGGTCGCCTCGGTCGCGCCGCCCAGGATCTGCTGTACATTGAGGCCGTTCTTGGCCAGCATTTCCATGACGTCGGCCGTCTCGGCAGCCGATGCTGTGAAGCTCTTGTCCTTCCCCAGATCAATCGCCCGCTGCTTGAGCGCGTCGAGCTGCTTGCCGGTAGCGCCGGTAGCTGCCTCCACGCGGTTCATGGCGCTCTCGAATTTCGCCGCCATGCCCAACGCAGCGCCGCCGACGGCGAGAATGGGTAGGGTGACGGCGATGCTGATCGATTTCCCGACACTCTCCATGCGCTGGCCCATCCGCTCAAGATTGCGGTTGGCGCGCGCCATCTGCCGTTGGGCGTCGGTCAGCCCCTTCTCGAAAGAGGCGGTATCCATCCCGAGGATGACGCGCAGCTGGCCGATCACGCTAGACGCCATGCGTCACCCCCGGGATTTCTTGCCGTCGAGAAAATTGCCCCATGCCGCCGCCTGCTTCTTCCAGGACCGGGCGCGGGTCGCGCGCTTCGGCTTATCGGCGTTTCGCAGTTCTTTCTGCAGGTCAGGCAGCTTCTTGACGCGCTGATAATAGGCCGTGCGCCAGGCGGTCACGATGGCGAGATCTAGCTCTGCCCGCCGCCGCGTTGCCGCCGCCTCTATTGCCTGGGCAAAGAGCCGCGGCGTTTGCCGCCAGAACGCTTCTTCTGGCTGCCCGATTTCGATCCAGATACGCCGGCACTCGGTGATGTCCCATGGGCGGCTTTCGCCGCCGCCAGAGGGTCCGCCGCGCCGCTCTCGGCCGCCTCCGGAAAGCAGAGCAGCCAGCTCTCCGCCAACAGTTCGCTCGCCCTCTCGCGGCCGAGTTCCTGAATGACCTTGCCGGCGGTGCGGGGATCGACCGCGCCGTGATGCTCTTCCAGCGCTGCTTGCATGACGACTATCATGGCGCTGGGCGAGGTCAGCACGCGGGTGCCGATATCCTCGATCATGTCCTTGAGGACAGTCTCGGCAGCCGCAAGTGCGTTGAAATCGAACAGGAGGATGCCGCCACCCTCAAATCCGATTACATCGACCCCGGGAAAGGCGACCTCTCCCTTATGCTTGTTGGCCAGCATATTACGGCGTCACCGGCGCGGGCGTCAGAACCGGCTTGCCGCTGATCTTGAAGGTAGCGGCGCCGGTCATCTTGTCATCAAGCGGCGTGGCGCGGCTGTGGCTGGTGAAAAAGCCCTTGATATCCAGCGTTGCACCGTTGGGCCATTCGATCTGCCATTCCGACAGGCCGCCATTCTCGATCGTATCGTTGACCGTTTCGTCGTCCGCTTCGCCGGGTATCAGATTGTAGGTCAGCGTCGTTTCACCGGCGTCCTTGAGGCCAGGCTTATATTCACGCCAGCGCTCGGGCGACGTGAAGTGCGTGAACTCGACCGAATCGATGGTGGTTTCGGGCGGCTCGAATTCGACCACCTCGGCAAGCGTGGTATAGGTCGACACACCAGTCTTCTTCTTGAAGAGGGTGCCGTAACCGATATCGGTGGCGTCAGCAGTCTCTGCCATCTCTATGCTCCTGAAAGTTTGGAATGCCAGACATCAAGATCGAGGCGGTGGCAGTGGACAACGCCACTGCCGAGCGCCTTGTCCTCGTCCGTGCTGGCATCACGGTCGATGACGAAGATGCGAAAGCGATAGCCGCCGAAAGCGGCGCGCAAGCCGTTCAGTCCGGCCTTCTTACCCGGCGGCGCCATGATGTTGGCGACATCGCGCGCCTGCTTGAAGGTCGCGGCCCAGGTATCGATCTGGACGCGTGTGCGGAGCCATCCGCTCGGCGCCGCAAGGTTCATCTGCTCGATGGCGCCGATGTTCCACAGAACGACCGACGGATAGGGCCGCCCCTGCGGCGACAGGCTCCAGTCGACCCGCGTCGCGACAGCGGTGGGCATCCCGGCCATGGCCAGAATATAGGCCCGGAGTGCTTCTTCCATGTCAGCCGCGTCGCGCCATCTTGCGCGCGCGGCGCTTCGCTGCGCCATCGACGGCCGCACCGAGATCCGCAGCGATATCGGTCAGCAGCTCACCATTATGCTGATCCCATGCGCCGCGCATGTACCCGGCAGGCGGGTTGTGGATGCTGCCAAATTCTTGCGGCACGGCGTGACCGTGCTGATCGTCGCTTGGCCCCATATAGATTTCGACAGCCGCCTTGTCGGCAAATTGCCGCTTGCGCTGACCATGCGTACCCTGGCGCGTGGAAATGATAATGCTGTCGCGCAATTCGCCGCTGTCCTTCGGCGCCTTCGCCTTGGCCGTGTCCCGCATCGGTTCCAGCCGCTTTTTGCCGAACCGGGTGAGGGTGGCCTTGCCGGTCGCGCGAGGCAGTGAGCGCAGGACATCGTTGATCGCACTCAGGCCTTCGACCCGGGTTTTCGACATTTCAGGCCTCCCGCGCGCGATCCGGTCGAGCCGCCGTCGTGATCTCGATCACGTCTCCGCGCTCGCGCCCTTCCTTGGTGCCGGTCACCGCGTAGGCGATGCCCTTGTGCTTGATAACGAAACTGCCGGTGATGGTGCGGGTCAGGGCATCGGATCGGACCGTCCATCGCGTGGTCAGTTCTTGGCCGTTTTCCCCTGCCTTCAGCTTTTCGCCATCGCTGACGTCCGCCTTCTTCGCCCAACGCTTCCCGATCTCTACCAGTGGCCCTTGCACGGTAGCCGTGCCGTCGTCGATCATCCCCGCGTTCCAAATGGAAATGCGACGATCGAACTCGCCAGCGCTGCGGCGGCCCATCAGGCATAAACCCGATAGGGCGACAGGAGTCTTTCGACGGTGGTCGACATGGGGATGGACGTGGGCGTGACGTTCATATCGCTGGCCGTTTCCGTGAAGCGGTACATATCCCCCACCATCAGGAGGATCGCCTGCTTGATCGGCTCGGGGACGTTCGGCACGACAGGATCGGCCTCGGCATCGACCGCATAGCCGGCGCGGTATTGAATGCGCACCGTCTCCGCATGGCCGCGATAGGCGCCCGGCGTCGGCCAGGACTTGCCCCACGCATTGCCGAGTTCTGCACCGAAAAGCTCATAGGCGTCGGGATCGACCAGCACAGGCAGGCCAGCGCCATCCAGATAGTGGACGGACACGATGTCCACGACAGGAGGATAGGGGAGGCGTATCAGGCCGCCGCCGAAGCCGCACAGGCGCGCTTCCAGCGTCTGGAGCCCAAGCGCGCGACCTAGCCAGCCATCAGGGCCGTCGATATGCTGGGTAGCAGCTTTTACCAGCCGCTCGACCATCGGCCGCTGCTCATCGTCGCCATCCAGGCGCAAATGCTGGTCAGCCTCCGCCCACGTCACGACGGGCGCGGGGGGAGACACGACGATGACGCGCATTATGCGGGCTTTGTGGGCTTTGCCGATGCCGGTTTCTTCGCAGCATCTGAGGCGGCGATAACGGCGCCCTTATCCTTCAGCTCGTCAAAATCGGTCTGTGAGAAGGTGCGCGTGGCGCCGATCGGGTCGCCGTCCAGCGGCTTGGTCAGGATTGCTTCGATGTCGGGCATGGATATTCTCCACATGAGGAGAGGGCGAGGCCGAAACCCCGCCCTCTTTCATCAGGCCACGCGGCCAAGGTCGCCGTAGACGAAGGCCTGCGGGCGATAGATCGCCAGTGCCAGGCGCTCTTCCGCGCGGATGGTCACCTTGTTCTTGGTGAAGTTGTCGCCGTCCTCGGTCGACACTTCGACAGTGGCGTCCTGCCGGTCGAAGATCTGCGCGCCCAGGTTAAAGGCGCCGACCAGAGCCTTGTCGACGGTCATGGCCTGCGTTTCGACCACCGGCAGGCCCCACAGACGCTTGTCGATGGTGCCTTGCGGATTGCCGATCAGATAGCGACCGTCGCCATCCTTCAGCATTTCAATCGCCGCCATGTCGATCGGGTTCATGACGATGCCGTTCGCCGGATATTCGGCGAGCGCCACCTGAAGAATCATCAGGCGGATGATGTCGATCGAAGCCGTGGCGGTCAGGCTGCCCGGCGCTGCATAGGCGGTGGCATTGGTAACCAGGCCGGGCAGGTTCTGGCCCACGCCAGAACCGTTGAGCAGCTGCGTTTCTTCGACATAGGACAGGCCGTAGCGCAGGCGCTGGTCGATGATCGAGCGCAGTGCAGGGACGTCCGCCAGCACCTGCACCGATGCGCGCATCCAGTGCGCGATGGTGCGGACGTTGGCGGTCGCGTCTTCGAACTGAAGTTCCGACTGCGGCTTGGAAGCGCCTTCCGCAACCGGAGCGGCGTTGTTGGTGAACAGCTTCTCGCGTTCATATTCGATCTGGGCACTGGAGGTGTTGCCCTGCGCCAGGAGCGCGCGGACGGTCATACGTCGCTGCGGAAGCATGACGGGCGCCGCGCGATCGGGCTGGATCAGAGCACCAACACTGCCGGCAGCATCGGTGGTCAGGGATGAAATGTCCTTCACCTCGACAATCTGGCGTCCGCGAGGGCGGGTCTGGGCAGCGAAGGACTTGAAGCCCTCGTCATTGACGAAGCGTTCGCCGGCCGTGGTCGGGCCTTCGTTCTCATTGGTGCGCCGGGCCATCTTCTGTTCAAGATCGTCCATGCGCGCCTTGGCTTCGTTCATGCCGGCGATGGCCTGATCCGCCAGTTCCTTGGTGGTGGCGGTCAGGGCCTTGCCCGCCTCGGCCTCGGCCAGCGCCTTCTCGGCGATGCCCTTCCCCTCGTCGTGCTTCTTTTCGCAGGCCGCTTTCGCTTCGGCCGCGAGTTCGGCCATCGACTTGCCATGCGGATGGCCGCTGCCGTCGCGCAGCAGGCGGCCAAGGCGCCGCTCATTGGGGGTCAGGGTGCCGATGAACATGGCACCGAGCGCGCCGCGGGCACTGCCCGCGAACATGAACTTCTTCATGATGATGATCCTTGAGAGAGGGGCCTATTCGCCCGTGAGGTCTTCGATCGGCGCGTCGCGCATTGCTGCCCAGAGCGCCGTCATCGGGTCCGCCGTGGCGTCAGGCTCCCCCTGACCCTTTTTGAAGTGGAGTCGCACGGCGCGCTCCGCCTCCGCGTTGGATAGCCCGAAGCTCTTCTTGAACAGGGCCTCCATCTGCCGCTCGCTCAGCCGGTCCCCGGC